GGGAGCGTACTCCACGATAGACCACGAATTGCGAACGACATTGAACGAGCCGTCAATGTGGCCACGGCGCTCGATCTTTTTCATGTTCAGGTTGCGCGACAGGGCATAGATGACGTCACCGGACTGCGCCCACCGGACGTCAGCGACTTGCTGCTCGCTCGACCAGCCAGTCGAGAACTGCACCGGACCAGCACTGGCAACACCGCAGCCAGAGACCAGAGCGTTGTAGTTGCGATCGTTGGCCAGCTCGATGTAGAAGTCGCCAGCATTCGGCACGAAAGCCAGATTGTGCGAGCCCTTGCCGAGCAAAGTCTCTCCGATCAGGTTGTCATCGTTGAGCGATGTGCCAACACGGAGGCGTACCGGGCCCTTGGTGACTGTGATGCCGAGCGCATGTTCGATCAGCTCTTCGCCGCCAATGACTTCCACGCGCTGCGTGGCCTTGGCGTAAGCATCACCAGTGCCGTCGAGGTTGAGATCGTTGGGCACCGTAGCAAGTGGACCGGATTCAGCCGTCGCGGTCGGATCCGAGTCATCCTTCCAAGTGTAGAGACCGGGCAGATCCAGGGCAGAGTTGAAGCCGCCATCGGTTACGGATGCGCCAACCGCGGGGCGCTCGAGGAGCACATCGTCGTTGCGGATCTGCATGAGGCTGCCGGCGCCGAATTCGAGCAGCGCAGTATCGTCTGCGCCGAAGATGAACGGCATTTGCCTGACGAGCTGGAGATCCTCCAGCATCAGGTCGATGAACTTCCAGCCCGGTCTGAGCATCATCGAGCCCAGTACCCGCGGCATAAAGTTGGTCTGGATCTCGGCCGACATGGCCATGCGATCGAGGTCCTGTCTGGCCAGACCGCGCTTGGAGATGACGCCTCGATTGAAGGCGAGGAGTGTCTTTTCGCCAGTGGCCATGGCTTACCCGATCAACTGATTGCGAGAGCCACCGTCGAAATCCGCATTGCGGAAGCCCTGACGAGAGCGAGCCCATCCACCCTTGGGAGGGAACTTGGCCGGCTCTTCCATCGCGTCGGTAGACTTCGCCTCAGCGAGCCATTGCTTGTACCAGCGGCCGAGCTCGTTGGAATCATAGTCGAGGCCGGTCAGGCGTGGCGCCACTTTCATGGCCATGTAGTGCTCGACCATCTCGGTGAAATTCATCGGCCAGAGCGAGAGATCCGCGCCGAACTGGACATCGTCCGACACGTATTTCACGTAGAGCGGATCTGCGTCTGAGAACCACCACGATCCCTCTCGGGAGTAGCGGGTAATCGGGATCTGGAAATACTCGTCGTAGCAGACGGCCATCGTCCTGAGATGGTCCACCGGACTGTCAAAGGCATAGATGTAGCCGAATGATGGCGTCACCGAGGGGCTCGAATCGAGCTGCACGGTGCGTTGTGCGAACTGCCACTGGCCCATCTGGAGCACCCGTTTAATCAGGTCGTTGTCCCAGATGTCATCGAGCTTGTAGCGAGGCTCGCGATTCTCGGTATCGGTCGCGAGTTTTCGCTCACCAAGGATGGTCAGAGCGCCGTTGTAGAGAGAGAGCTTGTCAGTCATCGTTTACTCCAGGCCTGCGCATCCCTGCGCAAATGTTCATTCCTTGATCGGCTATCGTTGTACGGCAGCTTCGTGATTCTGCGCGTACCGCCGAGCAAGTCCTTCTGTCTCGAAACCGTCCTTGAGAGGCTCGCCGCTTCTGATGACGGCCCACTTGTGATGCGTACCCTGAAACTTGACCTCGTAGATCGAGGGCAGCTTGATGGCCTGCTCCAGTGGTGCCAGCTCGTAGAGCTCCTGCTTCGCCACATGCGCGTAAAGACGGCCGGCACCAACTACGTGCAGGATCAGTTTCCACGCCATGTTGTCTGGCATTACGACGATCTCGTCACCGACTCGCAGCTTCATGGCAACGTGCTGCCAGAAACTCTCGTCCATGCAATCCTCGGGAGTGGTGCCCATCGGGGCATCGACGCGCCAGCGGTTTGATTTCTCGACCTCGAGGCCCATACGGCCCTCGCTGATAGGCTTCGCGGTAACGGCCTCAGGCTGATCCGCGTCCTGCTCGGGTAGTTGTTCTGCTGTTGCTGCTTCAGACATTTTCAATGCTCCGTGACAAGAAAGGGCGAGCCCGGATGAGCTCGCCCTCGCATTGTCGCGCTCTGATCTGACCTACGTCAAATCAGGTAAGCGTTACGTCGCCGGCAGGGTTGGTTGAAATGTCGACTACGGTCACGACGCCGAGGGTAACGGCAGCACCGTTGTCCACGACAATCACGACATCACCGACTCTCATGCCCTTGTCGGCACCGTCGTCGATATAGCCGGCCACTTCCACCGCTGCAAACGCATCGTCGGAGCGATACATGAAGAGGGCAGCACCCTCACCAGCATTCGCGCCGCCTTCGCCCTCGCCCATCCGAGGGATGCAGATGTTCAGACTAGCTGAAAGATATGCCATTTCCGATTCTCCTCAGCCTTAGACAATTAGCGTGTTGTCGATTACGTTCACGACGACGACGCCACTGTTCTGCAGCAGTTGTGAGCCCATGTAGATCGAGCAGCGAGACCACGAATAGTCCTGCTCCTCGTCATACCCCGCGCGCGCCTCCATGTTATCGGCGTTGTACGCATGGCCGATAGCATTCTGGTGGTACGCGAAACAGTCACCGTCAGCCGTCGCGTTACCCGGCAGATCTGGATGCACGATCCAGTTCATTCCGAGCCACTTGTACGTCTGTTGACGGTCGCGCCACGCCTGCGGCACATTGTCGATCGGGCCGTTTTGCGTGAAGTCGCGAGATGTGAAGGATGCCAGCGTGAGCATGACGCCTTCAAAGTTCGGCGTGACCAGCATGGTGATGCGGCCGTCATACGGAACATCGGCCTGACCGAGGCGAGTCTTAGCCTCGAGGCAGAGGTTCAGCGTCGGAGCGGCTGCTGCGCCAGTGTTGATCGTGCCAGTGGCCAGCTCGCCAATGATGTCCTGGTCAATCTTGCGATTGATGACTGCCATGCAGGTCATTTGCATGATCGCGCGCTGGTTGCCCTGCGATGCGAAGATATTGAAATCCGTCTTGCGGACCAAATCATGCCATTCGACCAGCGTAGCAACAGGCTGCTGGAGATCGTCGCCGCGAGCGGGGATCAACCCATTCACGCCGCGTGTCTTGGCGGTCGCGCCGCCAGAACCAGCTACGAGAAACGTCGCCTGATTGCCTTTGATGACAGCTTCCGTGGTCGTGCTCTCCCGAAGGAGCGACTGGTGCTGCTCAAACGCGGCGATGAATTCCTGCCGGTATTGAATTTGAAACGCTGTTTCAGCCATTTGGCTTCTCCCAGATAAGTGAATAGTTCCATCTATCGACTGGTCGGGGTAGCCTGATTAGCTGGTTTGCGGGGTGTCCAGAGCGGGGCCGCAAAGGTCGGCATCAGGAGCCGGAGAGCGTCAGGGCCGCAAGCGGGGTGTCTGACTAATGTCGTGGGGCTGAATATAGTCCTACGAGTAGCGAGATGTCAACGGTGTGCGAACGTGACCCTCGCCCTTGGACTCCTCTCTGGCGAGGTAATCGGTCCTTTGCTGTGCCGTCATCTTCTTGCGTGACTGCTTGTTCAGGGCTGCAAATGGACTCGGCCGATTAGCGTCATACTGGCCCCAACCCCACCGCATCGCGAGCGGGTTGCCAATGTTGACTTTCTGGCTGCCCTTGAACATATCTCCGAGCTTACCCATCACGCTCCTCCTGAGCTGGTGTTGATCGAGCCTGAGTGCTTCGTGCCACCAGTGGTGGCCTTCTTTTTCTTGAACACCGTCTTGGCTGGCGGTTTCCGATAGCTGGCTGGATGGCGCTTTTTCTTGGCGCCAGCGTAGCTCGTCACCGGAGCAGTCTCAGCCATTACATTCTCTGCCGGCCGGGACCAAGTGGCGTGTCAGCATTGCGTCGGCCAGGACGTCGATTGCGGCCACCGCCGCCACCGCCAGTATTCGAGCCCCTGTCGCCCGGAGCGATGCCGGTAATGTACTGCGATCCCATTCGCTCCTCGCCACCGGGGCGCGTCTTTTTGCCGCGGATCTTGTTAAACATTTTCTTGATTGCGCCCATCAGTAGCTCCTTGTCTCGTCTTGGACCGGCGACCTAACCCTGTGAAGTTTGCCGGAGGTCCGCTTAGTCCGTTGTGCGACCGTTTTCTTGACGTCATCCATGACCGTCGACAGGCCGCGACCTTCTCTTTCAGCGATCCAAGCTGCCGCACCCTTGGGGCCCTTGGCTTTTTTCTTTTTGCTACCCACGACTACACCGCGTCGATGTTGTCACCGGGCTGCGTAGCCTCGGCGGTTGTGTCACCGGGCTCGATGCCGGTGTTGATTACTTCATCTGGCTGAAGTGGCATAGACATGGCGTTTCCTTACGCTGTTTTGCGAGCCTCATGGTCAATGCGGATCTGGTAGAGCTCCCGCAGTCTGGCCTGAGCCTTCTCGTCCTTGTTGTACTTGGCCCGATCTTCCTTCATGTACTTCTCGATTTCACCAATCTCATCTTCGAG